AATAAGAAAAAAAGAAATGTAAATTTTATAATCAAAAACCAAAATTAGTTTTATTCGAATCAAATGTATAAAATTGTGTATAAAATTGTGTATATAATTTATATTTATATCTAGGTTCGCTTAAATCAAAATAAGCAATTGCGTGTTTATATAAAGGATAAGCATAAACATATGAATGAGAAATTGAGTACATTTATTATATAATAAATTTATATAATAAAGGGGGATGTTACAACTTAAATAATTTTTTTAAACAACTTTTTGTTTTTACTAATTTTTGTAAAGTTAAAAGTTCAATACAGTTATCGATTAATATATCAATATCACTTAAAATTTCTTTTTGATTTTCTTCTGGAATTACTATTTTTCTCTCTAAAACTAACAAATGAATAATGTATTTAAGGGTAACTGATGTAGCTTCAGCACATTTTTTACTATCAAATTTATCAGTTTTAATGGAATATATTAGACGATATAATACTTGAATTATAACAATAAGTCCAGAAATATCCTTAGCATTAATCTTTCCATCCTTAATTACATCCTTAACTGACTTATCAATATCATTTAATGATCCGGGTGATAAAGTGATAATATTATTAATTAAATTAATAATATCTGGTGTAAGATTTATAGATATTTTATTTTTAATATCATCATTTACAATAGCGATTTTTATTAAATCAATAAGAGCTTCTTGACCAGTAAGACCAATAGATACATTACTTGGATCAACTAGAGAGACATCTAAAACATTTGATTCAGACATATAAATACTCAAATATTAATTTATTTAAATATTTAAAATAAAAATAAAATATTTAAAATAAAAATAATTTTAAACACAATTACTGCCTTGTGGATTTATTTTTGCTATTTGACTATTTGGGCAACAGCCATATCTAGTGCCAGCACATCCTCCAATTGGCTTTGGATTTACAGGTCCAGGTCCTGGAGGTGGTGGTGGTGGCTGAGATGGGTATCCTGGAACTGGTCTGTATCCTGGACAGTTTGTTCCGTAAAAATTTATTTTTGAATTTATACCATCAGGACAGCAACCAAAAGTTGTTTGTGAACATTTTCCTTGAATTGATGTGTTTGTTGTTGTGATAATCGTAATATGGTTTAAAATTATTAATACTAATAAAATAATTCCTAAAATAATTATTATTGTATTATCCATATATATATTTATAATTTATTATATTTACTTAAAATTATGTTGTTTGACTTTTTTAATTTTGGTTTTATTTTTTCTTAATTTTTTAGTTCTATTTTTTTTATAGAATTTTTTAGTTTTACGTCCTCCTAAAGCTCCTAATATAAACGGAGTAGCAATTATTCCACCTGTAACGAGAACGGCTGGAACAATATATTTTGTGTTAAAATTATTTTTAAATGATTGAAATTTTGTTGGAACCTGACTTTGCGTTTGAGTTTGAGTTTGAGTTTGTGTTGAATTTGTATCTATATTATAGTCTAATTTAAAATTTCTTAATTCAAATGAATTGTTTTTTAAATCAATATACAAATTAAAACTTAAATTTCCACGTGGATGCTCTGGATCAATATCACCATTAACTGTAATTAATAATTTAGAGTCAAAAACTAATTCCATAGAAATTTCGGTTTCATTAATTACAAGATTAATATGTTTATTAGCTTTATAAATTATATTTTTTTCAGGATCCATCATATTATTAAATTTAAGTGTCATTAATTCTGTAATAAAATTAAACATATTTTGACAAGATAATAGAGAAAATTTATTTGCGGTATTTAGATTTATTGATTTACGATTTATTTGATATAAATTATCTATAACTACTTGATAAAACATGTCAGCTACTTGATAATTATTTTCTATATTACCATAATCTTTTGTAATTTGATTTCCATTAAGATATATATCAGTTCGTTTAACATCTTTACCTATTTGATATTTGATGCTATCCAAAAAGTTATCAAATGTATTTTTAAAAATACTACTTTGCTTTAAATAAAAACTATAAACAATCAATTTATCTAATGACATAGTTGGATTCATACTAAGATTCAAATTAATTGAATTACTTTTTAACCCATTTGGCAAATCATTATTATTTATTATAAAAAAATCATCCAAAACTAATGTATAATCATCTGGATTATTATTTTTTATAAAATCATTAAATCCCGAAAACATATAATTAATTATATTAGTTCTTGGTATTAATTTAGTACCCTTAAAATTCTTTGAATAATATGATACAGGAGCATTATTTAGTTCACTTGATGATAATTTAATTTTTTTTGTTTTTGAATTTTTTGTTTGAATTCTGCCTTTCATATATTATGTAATTATTTAAATATTTTTTCAAGAATATTCGCATAAAAATAAATACTAATATAATATAAGAATGAATTTATCAAAACAAAGTAGAGATATGATTTTATTTTTTATTAAAAATAAACATATAAATTATGTTCAACAATCAAACAAAACCAAAAAAATATTGACAGACCTATATAAGGAAATATTAGAAGCATATAACTTCATTATTAAACGTAATATCTATAATTATACGATTAAAAAAATTCAAAGCGCCACTCAAATAGTTAAACCTCAAAATTTTAACTCGAAAAGTTTTCCTGAAATTGTAAGAAAACATATAGATGAAAATATGATGACAGAAATTTGCTATTCTTTTTCTCTCTATGAAAGAAACGTAAAAATATATTTTATAACTGAAAATGATGATATAGAAGTGAATATTAAACTATATAACAATTATGTTCAAGCGATAGCTATTTGGTTATATATATTAAATATATATTCATCAAAAGAATGTGCCAAAAAAATTACAATATTTTTATATTTTACTTCTCTCGAAAAGACATTACCAAATTCTAATATTCATATATTAGATGAAACAAATGTTAACACAGCTTTTACAACAACCTGTCCAAAAGATTCAGAAATTGTAGTCTTCAGGAAAGAAGAATGGTTTAAAGTTTTCATTCATGAAACATTTCATAATTTTGGATTAGATTTTTCGATGATGAATAATACTATTGTAAATAATTGCGTTTTAAATATTTTTAAAGTAAATTCAGAAGTAAATGGTTATGAAGCATATACTGAGTTCTGGGCTGAAATTATAAATGCGTTATTTTGTAGTTTTTATGCTTTAAAAAATATCAATAATATTAATGATTTTCTCTCTAACTCAGAATTATTTATTAATTTTGAAATTACATATAGTTCATTTCAACTAACAAAAACATTAGATTTTATGGGTTTATCATATAATGATTTATATTCAAATACAAAACATTCTTTAATTCTTAGAGAGAATTTATATAAAGAAAAAACCAATGTTTTAGCTTATTATGTAATAAAGAATATATTATTAAATAACTATCAAAGTTTTTTGGATTGGTGTAATACAAACAATTTATCATTATTAGATTTTAAGAAAACAACTGGTAATTTAAATGAATTTTGCAAATTTTTACACAAAAATTATAAAAAATCAGGATTATTGAGTAACATTCATCAATCTCAGATATTTCTCTCTAAAATAAAAAGAAAAAAGAAAGATTATAAATATATTTTGACAAACTTAAGAATGAGTATATGTGAGTTAGGCTAATTTTAATGATATTATTAATTGAATTTTCCATCTAAAAACATTTTTAAATGTGTTTTACAGTAAATTTCTCCAGGCAAACACTTTAACGCACAATAATTTTTATTTTTACCTCGCTTAGAGCAGATATATTTATACATTCCATTTCCAATTGACTTTTTATTAGCTTTCCAAGCTTCACTTGCTTCATCAAAGTCAATATTGACTTCATATAATGCTAAGTTTTCACGAGTTGTTTGACTTCTTGTCTTCATAGTTCTAATAGTTATATTCTATATTATTATAATTTAAAAGTATTTCAATTTTTTTTATAAATATATAAAAAATTAAAATAAATTGTTTGATTTTTTTAATAATAAAATTGAAAAATAAAAGTACATATTAAATAAAGATAATCTAGATATCATAATAAGAATGGGAATAAGATATTTAAACCGATTTTTAAAAGAAAACGCGTCACCTTCTATAAAATTTTGTAAACTATCTGAATTGTCAGGTAAGAAAATAGCTGTAGATATTAGTATATATATGTATAGATTTGCTGCAGATAATATACTTATAGAGAATATTTATCTTATGTTATCTATATTTAGATATTATAATATTATTCCTATATTTATATTTGATGGAAAAGCACCTCCTGAAAAAAAAGAACTTTTACAAAAACGAAAAGAAGATAAACAAGAAGCAGAGAAAGAATACAATCATCTAAAAAAAACCTTAGAATTAAATAAAGATATGAATGATGTAGATAAACAAGATATTATTTATAATATGGATATATTAAAAAAAAAATTTGTAAGTATTTCCAAAATTGACATAGAAAATATTAAAAACTTAATTAGAGCATATGGTGCGACTTATTATGATGCTCCATGTGAAGCCGATGAATTATGTGCTATGTTGACTATGAAAGAAAAAGTATGGGGTTGTTTAAGTGAAGACATGGATATGTTTGTATATGGTTGCCCTCGTGTAATAAGGTACCTTAGCTTATTAAATCATACAGCTGTTGTTTATGATATGAAAGGTATATTAAATAATTTGGGTATTACACAAAAAGAGTTTAGAGAAGTATGTGTATTATCAGGAACAGATTATAATATAGAAAATGATAATAAAACTCACACTTTAAATAATACACTTAAGTTATTTAAGAAGTATCACAAATCAAAATCAAATAAAGAATTTTATGAATGGTTAAAAGAAAATGATTCAGAATTTATTAAAGATTATGATTTATTAAAAAAAATATATAACATTTTCGATTTAGATATAAATCATTATAATATTAAAGTTTTTGAAAATATTAACATAATAAATGGTCGCATTATGAAAGATGAAATGATTGAAATTTTAAAAAAAGATGGATTTATATTTCCTTAGTTAATTTATTTGCTTATTAAATTATTTTTTTTTATATTTAAAACTAACATATTAATATTATATATGCTAGATTTATATAATAAAAAATATGATAGAAAAACTTTAAAAGCAAATATTTATGCTGTTAAATTAATTGATATACTTAAAACACAGACACTTGATATATCATTTATCGCACGTTATATTCTAAGTGATTTATATCAATTAGACGAAGAGGATATGAAAATAGATATTAAAATGGTAATGAAATTCCAACCTCATATTAATAAAGAAGAATTATTAAAATATATAGAAGATTATAATTCAGATGATGATAGCTTAGAAGATTTTCAATCATATTCAGAGAAAAATTGTTAAATTTTTTTTTTTATTTTTGTATTTTGTATTTTGTATTTTGTATTTTGTATTTTATTTTTATAATTACTTATAAAAATAAATATTTTATCTACTCGTAAAGAAGTGTTCAGACTATAAACTTAAATAAATACTTTATCATCAATATTTTCAAATTTTCCTGATGAAAATTGTGGTATTTGTTCAAAATCAGAATCTTTAAGAAGAACACGCATAGACTTCAATAATTCTCTCCAAGTACAATTTGGATATTGTTTCAAACTTTCTAGTAAAGACCAAGTCATAGCTCCATTATCTTTATTATTTATTACAGCATCAGCACTAGTTTGATAATCATTACAACCACTAATCATAAATACATCTCCGGTAGTTTCAGTTTCTCTAATATTTTCAGTATAATTATCATAATTGAGAGAATCCATATATTGATATCTTAAATCTAATACTGAGCCACTAAAACAACTGTCAAACATGGCAAATAAAGTAACATTTGGTTTAAGATTTGTTTGAATTATTTTTTTTAATTCATCATCATATATCATATTAAAATCTAATGGAACAATTAGTTGATCATAACCAGTCATTTCATCACCACTTCTATCTATATCATAAGATCCGTGTCCACTGTAAGCAAAAAACAATAAATCGCCTTTTTGAGAATTTGATAATAAATTTGAAAAAGCATTTAATATATTTCTTTTTGTAGGTTTTAAGCTTGTATTATCTGATAATACTGTAATATCATTAAAACCATTATTTGATATTCTCTCGCGAATACAATTAATATCATTTATACAACCATTTAATTGATTTTGAGTTCCTAAATAATTAATACCTATTAATAAAGCTTTTTTATTTCTATTAATTATTATTGGATTAGGAGTAAAATTTTTTATAATTGAAATATTATTATTTAAAATATTTAATAATGTATTATAATTTGAATTGAATTGATTAATTAAATTATTAATTTGTTGTTGTTTTTGTTTTAATGATAATCGTCTTGAATTTTTTATATTTATAATATTTATTGATAAAATATTATTTAAACGAGATACATTAGAATTAAATGAATTTCTTAGTTCATTGATTCTGTTGTTTTTATAAATACTTAGTTCAGTACTCATTTATAATATAAGTTTTTATTTTATAAACATCCAAAAAAATAATCCTATATAAATAAGTATTTTAATTGATTTAATAATAAATTATGTAGTTCCTAAGAACTATATAATTTTATTTGTTGTTTTTTTATAATATTTTATTGTTTTTTATTTAAAAATATACAATTTAAGCAGTAGCTTCCTTGGTTGCCTTAGCAAAATGTGGTGACATATATCTTTGTAGGTTAAAGTAAGTGAGCTCGTCAGTCTTCTTTAGCTTCAAGAGGGCAGCAAGCTTAGCATCAGGGATGATCTTGCGACCATTTTCCTTATCTTGGAGTTTGTTGTTGCGAATGTAGGTGTTAATATCACGAGTAACTTCAGTACGAGCCATCTCAGTTCCCTTTTCCTTTCCCAAGAAAGTAGCAAGTTCATCTGAAATCTTAGTAGGCTTAACAAATCCAGAAGGAGCACGGTTACCAGCCTTTCTCTTTCTCTTAGAAGAAACCTTTTGAGCACTCTTAACTTCTCGAGACCACTTCTTCTCAAGAGCACGGTATTCAGACTTGAGAGTAGAAATCATAACACTAAGTTGTGAAAGCTTAGCGAGGAATTCCATAGATTGGTCAGCAAGAGGAACCTCAACATCAAGAACAGAATCAGTGTGAGCAACTTCAAGAGTGGTGGAAACGGGTTCAGAAACAGGAACATTAACAGGAGCAGGAGAAGCATCAACCTTAGGAGCCTTTACCTTCTTGGTCTTCTTTTCTACCAATTGAGTAGAAGATTCAACAACAGGAGCAACAACAACAGGAGCGACTTGTTCAGTCTCAGTAGCAGTCTTAGACGATTTTTTTGCCATCTTATTATACTATACTCTATTAAGTAGTTTTTAAGTTGTTTTTTGGAAATAATATATATTGTTACGATAATACAGTTTTAATTAATTAATTCTAATTTTTTTAAATTACTACATAAAATTAAAAGTAATTTACAGATTGAAAAAGCCAAGGTAGGGATGTAGCAGCTTCTGTACTTACTAATGTTAATGCTCCAAGTACATAATATGCGCCTAAAGCTTTACTATCTTTATCTACTCCGCTATTTACTAATTTTTCCATTACTTCTAGCAAAACCTTTTTTATATTCAATAAATTTTGCTCCACATTTATGTATTGAATACTTAAATTCCTAAATGGATCTCCAAACGGTGGATAAATATTCCTTTTTGTTTGAATCGGTAGTTGAGCTCTATAATTCCATATGTCCATTAATTCTCTAATAAATTTAATTAATTGAATTCGATTTAAAGTTATAAACCAATTTGCGTTTGAATAATTACCTAGCGAATCTATATTTTGAAATAATGTTAAGGCACGTAATTCAATTGCTTTTTCACTAGATACATTTTTTGTATCATCTTCAAAATTTAAATTAATATTTATATTTAAAATTTTACCGAGTCTAATTAATGAACGTATATTTTTAAATACAGATTCTGGAATTAAAGTACGATTATATGGATTTCTAATTTCAATTCCTGTTTTTAAAAATAAATTGTGAAGTGAATTAATATCAAAACCATATATGAAATCATCTTTATCTTTATAACTAATAAATTGATGGAAATTAATTTCTTCGATTGGTTCCATAGATACAAAATCATCGGAATTAGTACATAGTTTGCGATTCATAGAAGCAGGCCCACGTAAAGACTTATATTTTTTTACAAGCATTCCTCTAAAAATCTTTTGAATTTTAATAATATAAGACGAAAAATACAAAAAACTATATACTCTACTTAATAATTGTTGTTTATTTCCACTTATTTTTAATTTATAATGTTTTGCGAAACTTTTTAATTGTGTAACATTATAACTATTATAAACAAGGTCATTGTATGTATTAATTGTTGGAATTTGGAATTTATCATTTGATACTTTTATTTGTTTCTTAACTAAAGGCATATTTTCTTCACATTTGCCAATAATATTATTCAAGTATTCTTCAATTAAACTGTCATTGCTCTTATTTTTTTTTAATATGTCAGTCATATATATATACATATATAATATCTTTTTAATCGTCTTTTTTAAATTATATAATAATTAAAATGCTTACCATAACACGTAAGCTAAAAACGGCAACTAGACCATATTTACATTTATATTTAAAAAAAAAATTGATTTAAAGATAATCCATTATTATAAAGTATATACTAAGAAATGGCAAGCGCAATCGTTGACGGTACTAATATTGATTTATCTGTTTTCAGCTACTCAGCTCCTAAGCCTAACCCGGCAGGAGGAAAGGTAGTTAATTTATATAATAAAAATTTTAAGGAATCATTGACTATTTCAGCACCATTAATCGGTTCATGGGGTGCTCAAGAAGTTAAGACTCTAGACGGACAAGGAACAGGAAAGTATACTATGACTTTACAATTCTCTAAGGGACAATATACTACTCCTGATGCTGATAAATTTCTTGAACAAATGAAGCTTGTTGAGAATAAAATTAAGACCGATGCTATGACTTATTCTAAGGAATGGTTTGGAAAGGACATTAAGAGTATGGACGTTATGGATGAGAAGTTTACTCCTATGCTCAAATATCCTAAGAAGAGCAAGGGTAGTGAAGAGCGCGATTATAGTCAACCACCACAATTGACAGTTAAGTTGCCGTGTTGGAAGGATGTTTGGCAAACTTCTGTATTTGATGAAGAATATAATCAATTATATGTTAAGGGAAAGTCTGAACCAGGCGTAACTCCTCTTGATTTCTTGAGAAGTACTAGCAAGGCACCAATTCAAGTAATTTGTCTTATACAATGTGCTGGTTTATGGTTTGTCGGAAGTCCTGCCAAGGTATCTATCACTTGGAATTTGAAGCAAGTTATTGTTAGAAAGCCTAAGACATCTGCTATTTCAGATGATACTTGTTTCTTAACTATTAGACCTTCTGATATGGCAGCACTTAAGGCATCACCACAACCTGAATTACCTGAACATAATGATAATACAATTAGTGCTCTTGTTGAAGATTCTGATGGTGAAGAAGAATATCAATTACCGCGTCCGGTTACGACAATTGAAACTCAAGTTTCAACAGCTGAAACGGTGACTGTTGAAAGTACTCCAGTTGTAAGTGAAGAAGCAACTACTGTAACTAAAAAGAAGGTCGTATCTAGAAAGCCTAAGACATAAAAAATATAATAAAATTTACCACAAAATAAATAAAAATTTACTACAAAATAAAAAATAATATAAATATAAATTTTTTCTTTTATTTTATCATCATTATTGAAATACTTATTTTATTATTTATTAAATCATAATAAATAATAAACATTAATATAATTAAAAAATGAATAAAAGTATTACAGTACTTAATTTATTTAATTTTATTCCATTAAATAATAAGGAAAAAGAAATATTTGATTTTGATAATGATATTATTAATGAATTTAAAACAAATTTAGATAAAGGAATGTTTTATTTGGGTGGGTTTTTAAAGATGAGTAATGATGATTATATAAATATAGATTCAATTAAACAAGTTAGAGAGATGAGTAAAATAAGAGAAATCGAATATGGTGGTCCTTGTAATAGTTTTGAAGCAAATAGTATTATAAATCATGAAAGAAAACTTCGTATTATTGAAAATATGCTATTAAAATATAATATAATTATGGAACTTAGAGAGAAAAATTAAGATAAATTATATAAACATTATTTTTACCAGTAAATCTGATTTATCTGATATATCATATATATCTTTTTTTATTTTTGATATACCTTCACCTTTTAAACAATAATATTGTTCACTCTTTATATATAAATTAGAGAGAGGAATAGAAAATGTCTTTTCACCTACACAAAATTTAATTGGTATATTATTTAATATCATTTGAGGTAGTTCATTATATATATTATATTTAATCTCTATCAATAAATTATTATCATCATCAATTGATATATTCGGTGGCAATTCAGGTTCTGATAGTACAATTATTTCACATCCTGAACCATCATAATAAGATTCACTATACCATAAAGGTACTAAATATAATTGGTCTTCAATATATAATTTATATAAATTGTTATTCATTATATCATCTATACTTGGATTTAATCTATATATTTCAACATTATCATATTTATGTATAACAATTTGATAAACTTTATCTAAAAGCTCATTACTAAAATGAAGTATTGTTTTATATTTAGAGAGAAATACATAAACATTTAAAGCGATATCCTTATCTAAATCCTCAAATACCTTAAGTGATATATGTTTCCCTGCGATTAAAATTTCATTTACTATTTTTGTTATGATATCATTATAACTACCTTCCATAACTGATTTTATAAAATTCTTTAAAACATTCAAATAAATGGATGATGAGTCATCATTTAATTCATCATCTTTTTCTATATGACAATGTTCACGATTTAAATGACATAATTCTCTCTTCAAATAACTATAAGCTTCGTTTATTTTTTTAAATTTTTCATTTGATTCAATTGTGTTGCCATTTTTATCTGGATGATATTTTAAAGCTAATTTTCTATAGCGTTTTTTTAAGTATTCTAATGTTAGTTCATCATATTTTACATTATTGAAATCAATTTCTAATATATTAAATGCTTCTTCATAATTCATTATTTTAATACTTATTATAAAACTTTAAGTATTAAAATATATTATATATATTTATATATAAATGGCTATTCACACAAGTGCTATTACATATAGAAGGGGAATTCCTAATAATTATAACAACTTTTTCTTCGTTGCACAAGCTAATAATAATATACCTGTACCTATGGATAAATATTTAAGAGGTTTCCAATTTTATAATAGAAATATCATTAATCCGAATAGAAATAGATGGCCTTGGAGACCTTAATATTTAATCTAGAGAGAAGTCTATAATGAATGTATTATTTTTGCTAAATTTAAAAAATAATTTTCTACATGATATATAGGTCTATAATTGT